TAAGCATACCGACCATTTTCGGAATCTTCAAACTTGCGACGAACGTAACCGGCAAGACCCGGCATGTTTCCGTCAGGATCAACGACTACAACCTGATCGTCGTCAGGGGGTTGTAGAAAATTATCAGACATTAGGTGTCCTTAATAGTCGCGTTGTTCAGCCATTTTCATCACTGAAGGATCGACTGCTTTCTTTGTCATTTTCTTAGGCATGTCTTCGGTAAGTACACCTTGCTTTGCTTTGGTGTCGAACTCAAGACCTTCCCGATACAGTTTGTTGCAGCCACCCATATCATCGACGCTAGTTTTGTCGCTGTTCATGATGTAAGCTGGACCCATGTTCATGTTCATTGGTTAGTCTCCCAGTTTATGGTGTGTAGGAAATAAAGCCGGTTGCATCGTCGCCAGAACGAGCGGCTTTTCTCGCTTGGCTCAATCTTTCTGGGTTAGAAAGAAAAGAGGTGGGTACGTTTTGTACAGCATCTGGTACACGTACCGGTTCTGTCATCTGCGGTTGTGCTGCTGGAACAACAGTATCTGCGCTAGGAGCGGCAGGTTGATTGTTCCGAAATAAATCTGGCTGGTCTGCCATGATACGTTCGATAGGACGGGCCGAACCGGGGTCTGCAACAGGAGATGCCATAGACTGCCCTACTGCAATAACGTCACTAGGAGCAACCGGAAGAAACTCTGTGGCTCCTGCTACTGTCCCTGCTGCTTCAGCAACAGGACTAGGTAATCCTAACGCTTCGGCTTGTTGTGTGACACTTGCTTTTGTTTCTTTAGCAGCAAGAGCAGATAAACCTAAAGCTGCAGGACCAACCAGCATCTTGAGTGGCTTTGCCATCTTGAGAGCCTTCTGTAAGAAAGATTCTCCTGATGCGACTTGGGCTACCTTCTTAGATCCGGCTTTGGCTTCTGCAAGCTTACGCTCTGCTTCTGCAATCTCTGGAGCACGTTCTGCCCGTTCCAACATTCTAGCTTCGGCTGCTGCAGCCTTCTCTTGTGCAGAGAGTTCTGCTGTAGCTGTCGCCTCTGCAGTCTTTGCTGCACGAAACGCTTCGCCTTGTGCAATCTCTTCTGGAGTAGCAGCAGTCGGTTGAACCGGTGCTTGCGACGGAGTTGCCATCGCGTCTACTTCAGGGTATTGTGCGTTGAACTCTGGTGCTAGGTCTAAGCGAAGTGCTTCGCCTAATCCTTTTGCATCTGTGGCCCCGACGGCATCTGCCATCATCTTTTCGTAGGCTACAAGGATTTCACCGCGCTGCTGTAAACCCCTTATATCTTCTACGTCGGTGTAGTAACCTGTCATTACCTTGTCAAGTAAGTCGTCACCCCCACCCTTGTGACTGATAATCTCACTTGCGAGATCGGGACGACCAAGCTGATTAGCAATAGCAGAAGCAGTGATACGGCGAAGGTCAGTGTAACCAGAGGGTTTTGTTAGTAGCTTGTCTTGTACTTCTTTTGGTATCTTTGGAAATACGTGCTTCTTTAAGGCAGAACTTATCTTTCCTGTTGTCATACCCGGAAAGAGTTCACCTGTAGGTCCGGCAGAATCAAACCGACGATTTAGTATCTCTCTAAGGACAGGACCAGCGGGTTTGTCTGGGCCTTTTGCTTTGCGACCACCCCCTGTAGCAACTTCAGGATCACGAGAAATACCAGCTTCCCTGTCGTAGAAGGGACGAACTGGCTTTGAACGAACTGCAAGCGCACGAGAAGTACGCATACCTGAAAGGTCTTCACCACGATACCCAAGAAGAGAAGCCATAACAGCATCCCTTGTTACAGGGTCAGGAATGTCACCAATGCCCTGTAAGACCGACTGAAGGACTTCAGCAGGTATAGCACCCTTCGCAAGCTTACGGGTGCCTTTAGCGGCTCCTGTGCGCGATAGCTTCAATTCTAATACGTTGTTAGAGGCAACCTTGAACGGGCGAACGATATTCTTACGAACATCTTCGCTAATACCGCTTCCCGGTATCTTGGACTGTTCTTCAAAATCAGAAAAGGACGAACCTAGATCGATACCGCCCTTCTCAAGTTTTGTAATGTTATTACTGATGCCTGTTGTGTTACGAGCAGGTCCGACGACTTCACGTGAAAAAGACTTTTCGAACTTACTATAGAAATCTTTTGTTTCGTCTAACTCAGCAAGAATAGGCTCATCCGGTACGCCATCGTTGTACATCTTTGCAATGAACGCATCACCAACGGTGTGACTACCGGAGTCAATTCGTGCGCGTACCTCTTCTAAAGAAGGAATGTCGCCGTCAGGAAACAATGCTCGTTGCGTATTTAGGAACGCATCGACAACGGTTTTTTCTTGTTTGGTTAGTTCAGCCATCTATTAATATCCGAACACGTCATCTTGAACCTTATATACGTGGTTCTTGATTGCGCCTAATTGTTGGTGGATTGCTGCGTACCCGCTCATACGTGTCATTGCCATGTAACGTAAAGCGTCGTATGCGTGGTCTTCCGCTTTAGTATCCACGTCTTCGCTGTTGGTTTTTGATAGCGGGATACCTGCCAACTGTTTGATTGTGTGCTGGCAGTTAGAGAATATGCGAAGACGTGGTTCCTGTGAATAAGGATCATCCGCAAGTCTGCGGTGAACCTCCATCTTACCTTGAATACGGTTCCGATCTGAAGGAGTCCAGCGAACACCTTGTCTCATCATAACTTCCGCAATAGATGGTCCAAAGCCAGTCTTGTTCCAGCAGGAAGAATCGAGTACGGTATAATGAGGTAACGGATCAAATTGCTCTGCTTCTAGTATTTTATCAGCCAACTGCTCTGCTGTCAAGTGTTTAGCATACAACTCACGATAAACCCAGATATTGTTGTCCCAGTCAATAGCCCCCCAAAGAACGCACGACGGGCTGGCGTAGCCGTAGTCCGCCGCTCGAATGCGAGGCCAATTGGTAGGTAGATCGTAAGGTTCGACAACGTGTCTGCTCCGCGTAAATTCAGGGAAGGCTGCTCCCTCTGCCACATCCCAATCCCCTTCGAGAAGCCTCTTCCGCTCGACTTCTGGGAGCGATCTCAACATGGCTTCGTATTGACCGTCTGCCATGAGGTGGGGATTATCTGTCAACCGTGCCGGTACAAACTTGCGGTAGAACAACGGCTGACCTGCCCTTTCGTGACCGTTAGGCCACACAAACGGCTTCATAGTATCTATGTCGTATGCGGGGAAGGCGACGTTCTCTGTACGAGAATCGATGTACATCTTCTTTACCCACCAGCCACCGACACCGCCGGGGTTGGCTGTACAACGCATATTCAAAGATTTCTGTAGTTCGGGATCGGTACTACGCAAACGAGAACGAAGGTAGTCCCAGACATAAGGGGTTGGATATTGTGTTATTTCGTCGATGCCTATCCAGTTAAAAGCCTGTCCTTGAAAACGAGTAACGTCTTTATCTCTGTCTAGGTAGGTAAACCAAATGGTTGCGCCGGATGGGAAAACCCACGTGGATTTTGATTCGCGGAACTTTGCTCCGGGGAACGCCTTTGTATATAGCTGGCGTGACTTATCGATTAGTTCTGTTAGTTCGTCTAAAGTGCGTCTGAGAAGAAGGCCGCGCATATTAGGGTTGTGACAATAGCGTAAGGGGTCAGCAAGTAGAGCGAACGACTTACCGCCACCAGCGGCTCCGCCGTAAAGAACGTCTTGCTCTGACGCTGCAAGAAACTCTTCTTGTGGTCCAGCGTTTGGCTGAAATACAATTTCACTGTCTTGTACGAGTTCAGATACGGATTCGGGTAGAACGGAGAGATCTCCCATGTCGACCACTGTACTTCCGTCGCCGTTGATACCTTTTTCAACTTTTCCGATTGTCTTTTCGAGTTTACGTGCATAGTCTCTTTGTGCTTCTGCTTTTCTAGTGGATTCTGTTGCTTTCTTCTTTGCGGCACGTAGTCGCTTTTGTGCACCACGACGAGCACGTTCAGCCGTAGATAGCTGATACGTTTGTTTCGGTGCGTTCGGATCTTTCTTAGGTCGACCCGCTTTCTTTTTAGGAACGATGTCTTCCGACATTAGCTTTTTTCTGCGCTTCCTTGTGCGGCACGTCCACGACAAGCTTTGCCACCGCCAGCCAGCCTCTGTTTAGGCGGACTAATCAGCTTGAGTCGATCTAGCTGGTTGTCGGTTAAGTTTGTGATGTTTTCCGCTGCAATTATGCGGATTTCTTTGTCCGTGCGACCGTCGGTGCGGATTTCTTTATCGTTAGCCATCGATAATTACCTCTTTCTTAGGCGGCAACAGGACTACGCCGTGAACGGCGGTTACATTGTGGTTGATTTGTTCTTTCTTTTCTACGCCAACGCGGTTTAGGAGCGACTCAGCAGCCTTGAGGCGCAAGTCATCTCCACGTTCAGGGGTAGGATTGTCTATTGTTGCTATGACGCGGCTTGCAGCCTTGAATGCGTTAGTAGCTAGGACTGTTTTTGTGCGGTCAATAATCTCATCAGCAAGCGTAGAACGTAGCCACGCGGCAGAACCCCGCGAGTAACCGGCATCGATGGCTGCTGCTGTGACTTGTCCGCCATTTTCAAACAGAAAGTCGAGGAACTTTTCCTGTTGAGGACTCAGTTCCTTCTTCTTGTGTGTCTGGGGAAGTAGATTCATCGTTTTGTCCCGAAACCGACGCACATTTCCACTTGATATCGAGTTCGAATAGGTGAACTTTGATTGCAAACCTAGACATCTCGTCTACACGAGCCTTACAGGCTTCTTTTGTCTCGTAAGGACCGCGTGTATCTTTTAGTTCGTGGCATGTGTCGGGTGAAACCGACAGGCAGACGAGTATTGCTGCTTCATATAGCATGTCGATTACCTTGTAAATGAGATGTGGGACCGATTTCTTAGCCTACATCTCCCTGTTGTTACAAGTCAAGAGGTTAATTGTCGGGATGCGCTAGATTTATCTAGCCCCACAACACAAGTATACTGATTATATCCCTACAAGTCAATAATAAAAATAAAAAGGGAGTAGTCATGGGCTTTTTTCTTGACAAAATCGTATTTCGACTGTATGATAGGACTAAGTCCTGCCGGGTAAACCCATATCACACCCCCTTCGCTTCCCTGCGTAGGGGTTTCTTTCTGGGGAACTCCCCTGTACCCCCTTTGGGATACCCCAGAGGGGTTGTTTTTTAGTCGTATCGATAACCCTACAAAAATAAAATCGCTGGGGGTATTGCTAGCAAGGTACCGGTACCCCCCAGTGGCCCTTGCAACCCCCCTAAAGGTTCTCCCTATTGCCAATACCAAGGATGCCCCCCGTTTGAGCAATCCCGCCGGAATCACCCCGCCATGTTTTCCCCCTGTATACGCGCCGCGTCACTCGTTTATAGATTTTTGACAGACAAGTTTTACATGCCGGTTATTCTGTGGTGCAGATATCAAGGGTGCATTCCCTAACAAATACCACCACACCCAACCCGCAATTTATCCCGCCATATCAACCCGCTTGGTTACATTCAGGCATCAGGCAAAAAAGAACCCCGCCAGACTAGCAAAGCGGGGTCAAGTTCAGGGAGGTAATGGTTTGTTTCCGGCTAATCCTTCTTGATGATCTTCAATTGTTCAGCGTAAACCTGCACCGTGTTTTCCTTATCAAATGAATAGCTGGGAATCCCTGCCGCCTTCATCACATTACGCAAGCAATCCATTTGCTGGTAGATGCTATCGGCAAGATTGCGGATAGTGATAAGTTGTTCCTTATCAAGTACCAAAAGGTCTGAGGCTTTGGTCTCTTCTGTGATGTTCAAAACTGATTTGCTCATTGGTTTGTTTCCTTCTTTGTTGGTTTCGGGCTGGCAACAACCGCGCTGCCAGTCCTGATTGTTATAGCCGCTGCACAATTCTCCATGTACCATGTCTTGAACTTATGGAAAGCTAGCAGCTTGTATGCTTCCAAGTCTAGGTTCTCCCAGTCTGACAGGTCAATGCCACATACATCGTGGGTGTTCTCTATCTCACCATCTAGCATTACCATGATGGCGTTGGCTTCGTTGCGTGTT